TGGCGCTGCACCGATGAGAAGGCCGCGCCGGTCTTGTCGCGGCCGACGATATCGACGCCAAGCCTGGTGGTTGTAGCCATCATCAACTCTTCTGGTTATGAAGCCATCGCAGATATCCCAGCCACCCCTGCAACTCGGCAAAGGGCAGCTGGTTGATCTCTTCAACCGTCTTATGAAGCCGATCCGCGAGCTGGAACAGAAACAGCCGCTGCGGATCGGCCTTCAGTTTCCCTCGGCTTCTGCCTGTGCCGCGTGCGACATATCGAGCTTTGCATTGTCGGCAATCGCCTTGGCAATGGAGCCGACCACGCTCGGATGCACGCGGATCATCAGATCCTTGTAATCGGCATCCTTGAACATGCGCTCGCCCGACTCATCGAGGCTGCACTTTGCCACCAGCCGCGCCGAGTATTCGATGTTGCGGCCCTTGGAGAGATCGAGCAGCTGCTCGACGGTCGAGCCGTTCGGCACCTTGAAGAACACCCGCAAGGGCTTGCCCGGCTCGCCCCATTCGGGAACATCGATCGAGCCGGTGCCCTGGGCCTGATAATGCGCGATGGCGCGCTCGAGAACGATCATGATTACACCGTGCTCCTGATTAATGCGCCATTGCCCATAAAGGTGAAAGTCGCTCGGATGGTCTCGCCTTCCATCTTGGTGGTCTGGGTGCGCTCGACAATCGATGCCGTGCCACTCCAATAAGTGTCGCCAGACGTCGACCCCTCTGGATACAGGTTCAGCGTGACAGACGCGCCGGTCACCAAGGTAGCCTGGCCATTGGTGTCAGACTCATCCCAATGACACGTCAAACTGCCGCTCCACTCCTTCAGGCCCGAGCCGACGATATGCGTGCGCGACGTATCGCCCATGGAGCTGTCATCGACCGGCTCGACCGACTCGGTGAACTCGAATTCGATGACCTCGGCAACGGTGTTGACGCCGAGTTTAACCTGGCCTTCATTGCCCCAATGGGTGCCCATGATGGTGATCCCTTCGCTTTAGTTGGTTGATGTTGGATTTGCTTTGTTGGAGCGGTACACGACGCGATAGGTGAGAACGACAGAGCCGGTCTTGGCCTCCGCTTCCTTTTCGGGCTGCAGCGCGATCTGGGTGCGCACCAGAACCGAGTCCTTGCACAGACCGCCGAGGCTGGCGTCTGCCGCCATGGCGACCTCGACCTCGGTGGCGATTTCATCGAGGACGTCATCAAGCGCATCGTTGTTTTTTGCGACACCCTCGACCACCAGGCGCAGCTCGCGCTGCAGATGGCGCGTCGATCCCATGTTCATGACATCGGAATCCTCCTCGAGCGTATAGACGCACAAGGCCGGGATCTGGTCCTCGCCCAGCGGATAGCGCCGCGAGGCAAAGACATTGGCGCCGGTGGTCGCCAGATCCGCGACGGCCGCCACGGCCGCGAGGCGGATTTGCGTGCGGAGATGCGCGGTCATGACTGCTTCTCGAGCAACAGCATCACCATGCCGGTGCCATCGGGCTGGATCTGCTTCACCAGATAGATGTCGTCATCGATCACCATCTGGTCGTCGTAAACGGCCTTGCCGAGCGACAGCAGCGCGAGATCATCGGCCGTGCAGGTAAACACCGGCGCGGTGCCGGCAACGCCCGCCTCGGATCCCGATGATACGAGATGCGCATCATCGAAGATGCCGGTGATCGCGCGCTCGAGCCCGTTTGAAGGCTGATAGAGCGCCACCGTGCCGAAGCCCTCCGTTGCCAGAAAAGCCCGGCGATCGGCAGCGCTCTCGACCCCCACGGCCGCTAACCCTTCTTGCCTTCGGCGCCCTTGGCCGGCGCGCTGCGGGCGCTGGCCTTGGCCCTGATCTGCTCAGGGCTCTCCTCGAGGCCCAGCGCGATCTGGTCGCGCCGGTTGAGGCCTGTGGCATCGCAGCCGATGGTCTCACCCGCCTTGAACATGACAGGATGAAGCGCGCGATAGAGCGCCTGGCCATCGGGCCCCTTCTCGACCAGCTCGAGATTATGCGCCCGCGTCTTGGCCTGGTCCTTCGACAAGACCAGCAAGGTGCCGGCACCGGCCGTGAAGGCGGCCACCAGCAAAAACTTTTTCATTTCCATGTTTCAGTGCTCCAGAAACGCCGAAGGGCACCCAACACGGTGCCCTTCCGGCGTCGATCATTGATGAAGTTGCAGGCCTCAGACCATGGTCACGTAGCAGGCATACTGCCAGTATCCGTAGCCGACACCGCGCCAGGCATCGATACCGAACTGCCAGGCGTCATTGTCGAATTCGAAATCGGAACCTTCCGCCTTGACCTTCAGCTCCTGCTCCTGCTCGGTCTGGCGGATGAACGCCTTGATCGGGCTGTCGGTGCGGAACACCGCAAAGCTGTCGGTCCAAGTCAAGCGCACCACCGGCACCACCTGAATGTTAAAATCCGCCAGCAAATTCGGATCGACATTCTGCGACAGGGCCGCATTGACCAGCGGCTGCACGGCCGCCTGGGCAATGGGATAGAGCGCCAGCGGCACGGTCACCATGAAGGACCGCGCGCCTTCATTCATCGGCTCGCCCTTGTCATCCTTGAAGCCGATGATGGCCATGACCGCCTTCAGGATGGCGTGCTGCATTTCCTCCTTGGACGGCGCGGTAATAGAGCCATGCACCGAAGCCGGCACCTCGGAAATATCGCACGTGATATCATTGCTCTGGGTGCCGCTCTGGCCTTCCGAGTGGTCGGTATCAAAGAAATACTGACCATCATAGCAAAGAGCAGACGGCGCATTCAGCAACAGCGTCGAGGTAAGAGACGCCCAGTGCGTAAGCCCGCGATCGGCGAAATCCTCGATGCGCGCGCGAAGCTGGCTGGTCTTGTCGCGGCGCATGTCCTTTTTCTGGACCTCGATCGTCGCCTCGTAGCGCTTGTTGATGACGGTCACGCCCTGGCCATTGAAACCCTTGGCCTGGCGGCCGCCGATCCATTCCCGCATGGCCGGCGCCTGGCCCAGGAAGTTGTAGGTTTCCGATTCCTGGTCGCTCGAAAACATATTCGACACGGCATCGATCCAGGACATGCCCGGGTTTGCCTCGAGACGGGCAAAATACATGCCCATGATAGCAGGGCTGGAAAGAAGGGACTGATCCATAATGTGAGATCCTTTCGGGATTTCAGAGTGAGGTTTGAGAGAGACAGAAGGAACAGCCCGCAGGCGTCACGGCCTGCGGGTTTGAAGCCGGTGCCGGCTTAGGCCTCGCGGGCCCAGATGCCGCGCAGCTGCTGCACCGAATAGCCATCGGCATCATTGCCGCCGAGGACCACGAAATCGCCGCGGCGCTGCGTCGCCTTGGTGAGAATAAGATCCTTGTTGTCAGCGCCGGTGATATCCGGCCCCAGGATCATGTCGGCAATTGCCGGATCAATCTTCACCTTGGTGGTGCCGAAGGCGCCGATCGCCATGATGCAGATGCCATCGAGGCCGGTGGCAACCGCCGGCAACGTCAGTGCATCATCGTCAGCCGCATCATCGACGCAGAACAGCTTGCCCGAATCCTCGGCATCAAAGGTCTTGGTGCCCGAGAGCAGCTCGCGCACGGTATAATGGCCCCAGGGATCGCGGAACTTCAGCGCATCGAAGGCCACTACCACGACGCCGGCCGAGACGAAGCGATGCACGAATCCGACGAACACGCCGCCGACCGGGCTGAAGGTGAAGGTGTCATCGTCGGTCGCATAGACCGGCTGGCCGACATCGGTGATGACGGCACCGGTCACGGCCAGCTGGATCTTGCCGCTTTCGATGACCTGCACATTGATGGCTGCGGCCGCGCCGGCGGAATTATCCGCCTTTGCTTCCGCAAAGCCAGCAAAGCGGTTGGGATTGGCAAGCGGCTGGGCATGGCCCGACGCATCGACGATGCCGACCGCGGCACCCTCGTAGATGATATCCGCGGCGATGACAGGGAACGCGTTTCGCGTGCCACCTTCGAAGGCGCGCGGCTTGTTGGCAGCAAGAGTGGTCATGATGTGATGTCCTTACGAAATGGGTTTGAACGGGAAAGGAAACAGGCGTCGCCGGCTCAGCCGGTCTTGTTCTTGCGATCCTGAACGCGCCTAATTCCGCCGCGGGCTTCGGCGCGCATCAGCGCCAGGTAATCCGCCTCGGTGGCAAACTCGGCCTGCAGCTTGGCGCTGGCCGCATAATCGGCCTTCCACTTGGGCTCGCCCTCGATGCTCGGCGTGCCGGCATTGGCCGCGGGCTTGGGATCAAGGCCATTGGCCGGCTCGGCGCGAAGGCCGCGCATGGCGGTCTCGTCCTTTTCGAGGGCCTTCATCTGGTTGCCGCGGGCCGCCTGCTCGGCCGCCAGGACCGCGAAGGCCGCATCGGCCGGCGTCTTGGTGGCATCCGCCTTGTGGGCCGCGATGATGGCCTCATGGCCCGGCATGCCCGCCTTCTCGATCCCCAGGACGCGCTCGCGCTCGGCCTTGGCGCCCTCGGCCTTCAGGCCAGCGGCGATATCGGGAAAATGCTGCGCGATGAACGCCGCATCCACTGTGACATTTGCGGCTTCGGCAAGGCCGATACCAGCAGCGGCTGCGACAGCCGCCATCATCCCACTGTTCGTCATGGGTAAACCTTTCTCTGATGGGCAGCTCTAAGCCCGGTTGTATTTTTGGAAAAACGCCGCAAACATTTGAGAAGGATGGACTGTGGCGTCGGCCAGCCCCGCCTTCACTCCCTCGGCGCCGGAATAGACCCGCGCCTCGGTAGCCAAAATCTGATCGAGAGAGATGCGCCCCGCGCGATACTGCGCCACGCGGCCGGCAAAGATCCCCCGCATGGCCTCGAGATCGGCCCGGATGCGATCGGCCACACCTTCGGGCAAGGGCTCAACCGGATTGGCATCGGCCTTGTGGGCCCCCGCCGTCAGGATGGTGACCTTGATGCCGGCATTTGCCAGCGCCGCACTCATATCGGTGTGCATGGTGATGACCCCGATCGAGCCGACACCGCCGGCCTCCGGAACCGTGATAAAGCGCGTGGCCGCTGCCATCAGGTAGCCGGCCGAATAGGCATGGTCCGACAGGATGGCGATTGTGGGCTTTGCCGCCGACAATTCCGCGATCATGTCGGCCGTCTCGAAGGCGCCCGACACCTCGCCGCCATAGCTGTCGACCTCGAAGGCGACCGCCGAGACAGAGAGATCCCGCATGGCGCGGCTGACCTGCGTCTGGATCCCCTGGTAGGACGTCTCGCCCGAATCGCTCTCAACCCAGGCGCCCTTGTGGACCAGTGACCCCTCGATCGGGATCAAGGCGATCGAGCCCAGCATGTCATAAGGCTTCTCGCCGCGGCGCTCGAAGCGCCGGCCCAGCCGATCGCCGATGGTGCCGGCATGCGGCCGGCCGCCGGCAAACGCGACATGATCGACCAGGTCGACGCCAGAGACATCGATCTCGTTGCCCAGGACGCGGCCGCCGAGGCCCGACAAGATGGCGGCCGCCTTGCCCGGATGCACCATCAAGGGCGCATTGAGGATGCGGGCTGCGATGCGCGGATGGATCATGGCGTTTCTTCCTCGGTTTCGGAATCGGTCTCATCGTCCGGATCTTCCGCGCCGGGCTTGCCGCTCTGGCGCGATTCCTTCGGCTGCAGCGCCTCGCTCTTGGACGCCGGCGTCGACAGACCATCGGCGTCGCGCATCTTCTGCTCTTTGGCGAGCTGCAGATGCTTCGTGACGAAATCGCCGCCGGTGCGCTCGAGGATCACCTGCTGGCGCGTCTTGGTGCCCATGCCGATATCGATCAAATCGGCGCTGGCTTCCTTCTGCGGATCGAGCTGGATCCGCGCCGGGCCAATCCAGTCCGACCCCAGCCAGGCCTCGCGCACGATGGGATCGGAAAAGAAGCCCGGTGCGGCCAGGCGGCCCGACGCGACCGCCTCGGTAATTACCCATTCATAGACCGGCTGGCAGAAATTCCACGCCAGCCAGGACCGCCGGCTGCGGAACATTTGCCAGGCCATCTCGAGTGCCGCGCGTGAGGCGGAATAGCTGGTGCCGAAGCTCTTGAGCAGCAACTCGATCGGGATCTCGAGCGCCACGCCAATATGCCGGCAGGTGGCCTTGACGAAGGCATCGAAGGCCGGGTTCGGCCTGGTCGGATCGGCGAACACCGGCTCCTCGCCAGGGCCCAGATCCACGATCGCGCCATTGCCGAGCTGGATCTCGGTTTTCGGATCGACATTGGCCGTCGCATCATTGGTGCCGACGATCGAATTCTGGCCGTCCTCTGGCGTTTCCTGCTTGATGAACACCGTGAACATGGCCGAGATGACGGCCGCGCGGATTTCGGCATCGGCATAATCGCCGAGCTGCTTCAGGGCATCGATGACCGGCGACAGGAATGGCGCCCCGCGCACCTGGTCGGGCCGCATCTGGCGATAGAGATGCAGGATCATGGGCGTACCGGTGGCACTCATGCCGACATCGTAGCGCCGCCATTCGCGCGAGCCGCCGCGGCCCATGTCATCCGGATGGCGCGAGCAGAAATGATAGGCGACCGGCACGCCATCGGAATCCAGCTCGACCCCGTCGACCATGGACATGGTGTCAGCCCGGCGGCCCGGATTGGAACAGCGGTCGGCCTCGACCAGCTGCAGCTTCAGGCCATAGGTATCGCCCGGATCCTTGCGCCGGCGCCTGGCGACAAAGACATCGCCCGACTCGAGCACCGACCTGAAGGCCAGCTCCTGCTGGCCGTCGAAATTGAGCCTGGAGGTAAAATCCGACCGCTTGGCCCAGATGGCGAACTCGCGCTGCGCCTGACGCTGCCAGGCCTCTGCCTGCTCGACCGACAGGCCCAGAACCTCGCGGTCGATCTGGCTCAAGAGCTGCAGGCCATCGCCCACGACGCCGGTGACGGTCGTATGGATGGCGCCGGTGGCAATGGGCACATTGCGTGCCAGGTCGCGCGAGCGCGCGCGGAGATCCGGCAGATCGGCCGACAGCTCCTCATTGGCAGACGTCTGCCCCGGCCGCCAGTTGCGCGTGGCACGCCGGTCGCGCTTGCCGCCGGTATAACCGCCGGTGGCCGCGCCCATCATCAGGCGCCCTTTCAGGCGCTCGACGCCGGCGGCCGGCGACAGCCAGGCAACGGCCCGGTCGACCAGGCCCCACTGAACGTCGATCGTCTTTCGGCCCAGGACAATTTTCATTCGTTCACCACATAGCGCGTGCGGCGGATGCCCGATGCCGCGCGCGTGAGCTGCTGCACCTTGCCGTTCCAGTAATCGATTTTTCGCGTGATCTCGGCCGCATCGGCGCGCGTGAGCGAGCGGTCCTTGATCGAATAGCTCTGGTTGGTGGCGACGGCCGCATCGGCCTCGAGCCATAATGCGAGCTGGGCCTCGCATTGTGCCAGCGTGATCCCTGCCATTTACGAGATCCCCGATGAGCGCACGCGGCGGCCGGCGGATTTTGCCGCGGCGCCGGTGGCCGGTTGCGATGAAGCTGCAGGCTTGGGCGCCGGCAAAGTGGCCGCCACCGAAAACAGATCGATCTGGCGCTCGGGCTTCACACCCCGATGCACCGCGAGCGCCCGCCAATTGTCGGCCGTGAAGCGGTTTCCGCCCAGATGATCGAACAAGGCCATGCCGTAGATCCGGCAGTCATGGAAATGGTTGTCGCCCATGGCAACCCACTCCTTGACAACCCGGCCGCGCGACTCGCGGTCTTTCAGGGTTTCAGCGACCAGCTGCCGGCAATAGCGCTCGTCATTGTGCTCGGCCAGATGAACGAAGCCCGATGGATAGGCCTCGGCGCCATCATAAGGCGGATCCTTCCTGAGCAGCGCATAGAACTCGGCCTTCAGCGGCCAGGTGCCGACCGGCCAGATCAAGGCGCCGCGGCTGCGCTTCTTGCCGCCAAAGGTGACGTCGACCTTTGCCGGCGTGCCGAGCGGCGGAAGATACCAGCCCGGCTGACCTTTGAGCGCGAAGGCCCGCGGCCGGCCGCGCACCCAGGCCTTCACCGCCTCGGTGTTGAAGCCGGCGTCGACACCCGTCGCATCGGCCTGCCAGGCGTTGCCATAAGCATCGGGATAGCGCCGCTCGTACAGCTCGCTGAGCATGCGCCAGACCAGGCCATCGGGATCGGCCGTATCGCCCGGCAGGAAGCCGGCATCGATCGACCAGGACTGCTTGTCCGCGCCCCAGCCGATGACCTCATAGAACAGGCCATTACCCTGGACGTCGACGGTGAGCGTGATGAGCAGCGCGCCGACCGGCAAGACGCCCTTCGGATAAGCCTCGCGCCGCTGCAGAAGCAATTTCCACTCGGGCGCCTCGCCACGCTCCTCCCAGGACTGGCCGAGCCAGAGATTGACAAAGGCCTTCAGCTTGGTCGGATTGTCCTTTGCCTCGAGGAAGGCCTCGGCGATCTTGTCCCAGGTGGTCAGCCGCGAGGTGAGCGCATCGAGATGGAAGGATGGATAGAGCCCGGCCTCGTTTTCAGCGACAAAGCGGCCGGCCTGCACCAGGGCCGCCTTCTGATGGTGCTCGATGACGCAACCCGAGCGGCAGACGTAATGCGCATTGTAGGGCGGTTGGCGGTTGAATTTCAGGCCATGCGCGGTGTCCTCGCCGCCAAATTCGAGCTTCTGCTCGAGGCCGCATTGAGGACAGGTGACATTCCAGTAGCGCTGGTCGCCCTTCTCGAAGGCCTGGTCAATCCGGCTGCGCCCCTTGATGGTCGGCGTCGAGGATTTGAACACCATGTAATCGCCGGTGGCATGGAAGGCGATCAAGCGCGCATCCGCCATGGCCTCGGGATCGCCCTGGCCGTCGAGATCGAGTGGCCAGTCATCGATCTCGTCGCGGTGCTGCTTCTTGACGGTCTTGGAGCGGAGATCGACGGAAGAATTGGCCCCCGTCAGAACGATCGAGCCGCCCGGGAACAGCTTGTTAAGCGCGGTTGAGCCCTTGGCCTGCCGGCTGGTCTGCTCGCGCACGCGCCGGTTTAATTCCGGCGTGGCCGCGATGGTGGGCCCCAGCTTTTCGCGGTTGTAATCCTGCACCGATGAGATGGTGGGGAAGATCACCATGGCCTTCGACGGCGCCAGCGCGATGATCGAGCCGACCCAGGCGATGCCGATGCCGGTGGCCCCGATCTGGGCGGATTTCCGCAGCGCGACCGTGTTCCATGGACTGCCGTCCTGCAGCGCATTGAGCACCGGCACCAGCTGCGGCGTAAGCTCCGGATCCCAGCGCATGCCGGCCCGCGGGCCATCGGCCACGATGAGATGCTTTGCGGCCCAGGCGGCCGGCGCCATCTGGACTGGAGGCGCAAAAAAGGCGGCCAGTGTGGCCGCCATGATGGCAAGAGCAGAACGATGCTTCATCTTCTAGCCTTGTTCCGAACCGGGCTCGGCCTGGTTTGCACCAGACGCCAGCAATGTCATTTCAGATGCGACCGCGAGCCGAAGCTCAACGGCCTTGCGTTTCAGGATGGCCCTGACCGCCGGATCCTCGCTCTCGGCCGGCATGGCATCGATGAGGCGGATGATGGCGGTCGCACACCGCACCATCGCCTCCTCAACATCCTTGACCGGAAGCAGCTTGCCCAGCCGCTCCTCGAGATCGAGCCGGGCGCTTTCGGCCTCGTAGCTCTCGCGCTTGGCGCGCTGCGCAGAAAACACCTTCTGCGCCATGTCCTGCGGCCGGGCCGCCGGCGCCGGGCCCGACACCGCGGCCGGCCCGTCGCGCGGATCGCGCGGTGGCAGGGCCCGATTGCGCAGCGCCTGCGCCGGATCGGTCTCCGCCTGCGTCACACGGTCATATTCGACCATGTTAATCATCAATTTCTGGCCGTCCTTCCGCGTCGAGACGCGGCCCTCGAGGCTCTTCAGGCGCTTGGAAATCGCCTGCTTCGACACACCACGCTCATCGGCCGCCTGACTGACCGACAACCAGACGCCATCGCTCATGCCGCAATCCCGGTCTCCGCCATGCGAGCGGCCGCGACCGCGCCATAGGTCTGGCCGGTGGCCCCCAGCGTGGCCTCACGGCCGGTAAAATCCTGCCAACGCCGCACGATGATATCGACGTAAGCCGGGTTCAGCTCCATGCCGAAGCAGCGCCGGCCCTCGGTCTCGGCCGCGATGAGCGACGTGCCAGAGCCGAGGAAGGGATCATAGACCGCATCGCCCAGCTTCGAATTATTCAGCATCGGCCGGCGCATGCATTCGACCGGCTTCCGGGTAGAGTGCCCGGTCTCGCATTTGACATGCTCGATCTGCCAGACCGTCGATTGCTTCCGGCCGCCGCGCCAGGCGCCGGTCTGGGCCTCGCGCACGGCATAGGCCGCGACCTCATGCTCCTCGACAAAGCCCCAGCCTTCATCACCGCCATCGCGCACGCCATAGAGGCAGGGCTCATGCTGCCAATGATAGTGCCCGCGCGACAGTGCAAAACGCGGCTTAACCCAGATGATCTGCGAGCGGATCTGGAACTTTTCCGCCTCGAGGCTCTCGGCAACGGTCTTGGCATGCAACCCGCCATGCCAGACGTAAGCAACAGCGCCCGGAAACAGGGCCCAGGCCTCGGTCCAATCGGCGCGATCATCATTCAGGACCTTGCCGACTGCCGCATTCTTCGAGCCGACACCGGCCTTGACGCGCCAGGACGCGTCGTAATTCACGCCATAGGGCGGATCGGTGACCATGAGGTTTGGCCGCTCGCCGCCGAGAACGGCCGCGACCGCCGCCTTGTCGGTCGAGGATCCGCAGCCGACCCGATGCGGGCCGCAATACCAGACATCGCCCGCGCGCGCGACCGCGAAGGCCGCTGGCTCGGGCACCTCGTCCTCGCCATCCTTGGCGCCGCCTTCGAATTCCGGCGCCAGATATTCCTCCAGCTCCTTCTCATCGAAGCCCATCAAGCCGAGATCGAACTCGTCCTGGATGGCCTGCAGCTCGGCTTTCAGCAAATCCTCATCCCACTCGGAATTGAGTGCGATGCGATTGTCGGCCAGGCGATAGGCCCGCACCTGGGCCTCCGTCAGATGGCCGAGCTGGATGACCGGCACCTCCTCGAGGCCTAAGCGCTTCGCCGCGATGATCCGGCCATGGCCGGCGACAATCGAATGCGAGGCATCGACCAGGCATGGCACATTGAAGCCGAACTCGCGCATGGAATAGACCAGCTCGAGGATCTGATCTTCAGGATGTAGCCTTGCGTTTTGGGCATAAGGCAGCAATCGATCAACCGGCCAGTAGGAAACCGTCAACCGTTCCGAGGCTTGTGTCAACCCGTCAACCCTGTCAGAAAAATCTGTTACTGCCGATAAGACGCCGTCCGAATTACCCGTGGCTGGGCCACGGACCAGGAGGACCCAAGCCCCCCCCTACCCCTCGAAGGCCTTAAGCGATGACCGCGCCGGCATTGTAGGCGCGGATCAAGAGCATCTGCGATGTCGAGATGGCTTGACCGATCAAGGTCGCCTTGTCGCCAGAGCCATTGTCGGCCGAGGGCCCGATGCCACCAGCGGTATCGGTGATGGTATAGAACAGGCCGGCCGTGAGGATGGCACCGAAGCCGATGATGCAACCCGGCACCGCGACAGAGAAGCGCTGGCCTGCAGCGGAAGCCCCGCCCAGGGCCACGCCGAGATTGTTGGAGCCGGCCTCGACGGCCGTGCCATCGCCTTGCGCCAGGCCCCAGTTTCCGGCATCGGCCAGATAGACCGACTGGCCAGGCGTGATGGCGGCCGCTGCCACCTGGTTGCCCAGGGGCTCGCCCGATACCAGGGAGATGTTCGAAGCTGTGATGGTGAGCACGGTCATGATCTAGCTCCACTTTCCTTTTGTGTTTGAGGTAGAGATGGCGCGCTCGAGCGCCACGCTGAAATTTATGGGCATGCGCTCGGCGACCTTGGCAGCGGCGGTTTCATAGAAGGGAAAGCGCTTGGTATAGCGTGGCGCCTTGACCCCGATGAGAACCGGCTGCACGGCCGTGCCCTTGCGCTCCATCACCATGGTGCCAGACGCATTGACAAAGAAGGCGGAAGCCTTCCGCGCCCGCTTCGAGCGCTTCGAGCCCGATGCATTGTTGAGCGGATCGCTCGAGACTTTCAGCTGCGTGATGATGCGCTTGAAGGTGGCACCCTTCACGTTGCCATAATTGTCGACAGGCGTGCCGCGGGCCGGCACCAGGAAGCTGACACCCCGCAACAGCGGCGCGATCTGGCGCTCATGGCTTTTCTGCGAGCGCTCGCCGCCATGAACCTGCGGGTTGAGAAAGCGCTTCGCCGGTGTTCCGCCGAACTCGCGGAACTCGACAGACGCCACCAGCGACTGCTTGGTGGCCGGCTTCACCTGCAGGGCATTCAATGCGTAAGGCGTCGGCCGATCGAGGCGCCGGCGCATGACAGAGATCTCTTCGGTCTTCACATCGCGCGCGGTCAAGGTCATGGCATAGACCGTTGCAAACGGAATATGGCGCTTGTGGACATCGGCGATCTGCCGCGCCACCTGGGCTGCGTTGTTGCGGATATCGAACTGCATGGCTGGGTGCCCAAACGGGAAGCGCCCGGCCGGCTTTTTCAGCCTCCGGGCGCTATACGCGATCAATGGAGCCCTTTGTCAATGATTCGTCGACATTCGTCAAGCCCCTTCCCTCGACTTTCCACTTGACCAGCTTGAAGCCGGGCATGGCATCGAGGAAGGCCAGAAACAGCGCATAGAACTCGCGGTAGGCCTGCTCGCGGGCCGCCGCCACCTCGAGGCTCAGGCCTTCGTACTCGACCTCGCAATACTCGGTCTCGACGCGCGCACCGCGATAGGGCCGCAGGCGCATGACGATGACCTCGCCGTTCTTATCGCGCCGCGGCATCACGCGCACGCGTGGCAGGGATATCTCGGGCGCCAGGGCTATGCGGCGCTCGGCAACCCAGATGAGCCGCGTGAGGCCCTCGCTGTGGCCAGAAAACCATTCCCGCATTTTAGCATGGATCATCACCGCATCCTCATGCGCCTCGAGCACGCCATTGATGAGGCCTCCCGAGACGCGCTCGACGCCGAGCTGGGATTGCGCATAGCCGGTATCGGCATACCAGGCCGCCCCTACATTGCTGGCCGCATGCACCAGCTCGTCATGATAGGCCCAGACCAGGGCCGCCCAGGCGGTGATCGGCGCCCGCAGATCCGGCCGCACCGGGCCCGTTTTGCCAAGTGGAGTAAGCGGTGCAGAAGTAGTGAAGATTTTTCCTTGTGATTTCAATGACCCCACCTCTTTCACCACTTCCACTCCTTCTTTTCAGGACACTGTTACAGAACAAGAAAAAACATGAAGGCCAGCCCTCTGGCCCTATTTCACGCGCGCGCGCGCGTATACGAGGCAAAAAAAGGAGTGGAAGTGGTGAAAGAGGTGGGCCCTTTGATATTGCACTAGAAATCCTTCACCGGATCGTCACCACTATCACCACTTGGCGGCCGCCCCAGCTCCTTCAGGGCTTCATCGAGGCTCCCGTCGCCGTTCCAATTGACCTGGAAATCGACCTCGCGGCAGAAATCGTCGCGGCATACCTCGAGGCCGGGCATCAAGTAACACCACTTTCGAGACGCACTCTGGCGCCGCTGGACGCCAGGGATCATGCGGCGAAGTTTGCGGCCGAAGCCGTCGATGGTGAGCGGATGGCGATGGCCGAGGCGCTCGGCCCGGCGCAGGAAGTGATCGTGGAGGTTCTTGGTTTCCACAAATTCCGGCCAGGCTGAACCCGGAAGCAGGCCGCCCTCGAGCAACAGCTCGTAGAGCCATCCGGTAAAGCTATCCATCGACCGGACCTTCTGCGAGAACAGCGCCTCGGTCGAGGGCACGCGGCGCAAGGCCGCCTCGTCAATCTTCCATGTGGCCAGCGCATAGAGCAGCGCGGCCTTGGCATCATCGCGCTGGTAGAGCGCATCGATCTTCGAGAAATACGAGATATCCTGCAGGCGCCGCGGCGTGACATCGATGACGGTAAAGCGCCTCTCGCGAAGCCCCGCCGGCACAACCCAATCCTCGTTCGAGGAAATCATCATGTTGACGTAGTTGGGCAGGCGCACCGGATCGACGCCCTTGTATTCGATCATCTGGAATTGCGAGGTGACCAAGCCCTTCAGCCGGCCCTCGGCCTGCTTGTCGCCGGCCCAGAAGCCCTCGTCGGCCTGCAGGAACAGGCATGAGGCCAGATGCGCATTGAACTGGCCGGTGAGATATCTGGGATCATCGACCAGAAAGTAATTCGCCGGAAACAGGGAGCCTATGATCTTGCCCGTCCAGGTCTTGCCCGCCCCCTGGCCGCCGCGCAACACCAGCGAGACATTCGAGCGCTCGCGCGGTTTCTGGATGATGAAGGCAAACCAG